GGCTAGTACTAATGACGTTTTGAAATGGAATGGCACTTCTTGGGTACCTGGAGTTGGTGGTGGTGGTGGTGGCAGTGTTGCTACATTAAATGATGTAGGTAATGTAACTATAAGTTCTGCGAGTACTGGGCAGGTACTAAAATGGAGCGGTACTGCTTGGACTAACCAGGCAGACGCCGGGGGCATAGCACTGGGAGACCTATCTGTAACAACAGCAAGTGCCGGCACTGCTAGCCTAGCTTATAATAATACATCAGGAGCATTTACATACACCCCGCCCGATCTTTCTTCCTTCATTACACTAGGCGACTTGTCTGTTACTACGGCCTCTGCGAGTGCTACTGCTAGTCTTTCTTATAACAACGGAACAGGAGAGTTTACATACACTCCACCTGATCTTTCTTCTATCGTTATAAATATTGTTGATGACTCCTCTCCTCAACTAGGAAATAACTTAGATCTTAATAGTAATGATATCGAGGGCATAGGCAACATTAACATTGACGGTGACCTAAAAGGAGACGCGATTAGGCTCACAAATAATACTACGACTCCTGGCTCGGGTAATAAGAGAGAGATAAAAGTTATTGGCCAAGCCCCTTACTTCTATGACGGGACCGACTGGAGACCTTTCTTCTTAATAGATGCACCGGCACAGATCCCTGCGGATACTGACTGGGATAATGTAATGATCCGTGCAACTTTTGACTCAAGCTTTGACGACGTTAAATACAATGCAACGCCTACCAGAAGCAGTACTACTGATACGGCTCTTGTCAGCTCTCCTGTTAAAGTAGGAGCAAAATCCCTAAGGCTAGACGACGCTTATATACAATGGGACGTAACAGATACAACAAAATATGATTTCGGTGGCGCCTGGACAATGGAGGCCTGGGTTTATATAGACGCTCTTGTCGGGACAAACGCCAATGTTATCTTTGGTGGGTGTTCTGGTACTGCCTCAAAGAACTGGGGATTGCTCTTTTACAAACCATCCAGCACCCAAAACCTAACATTCTCTTGGATGAATAGAAACAATGGCTCCCATGAAAATTCTAGTGGGACAGACATTGTTACGTTCAGCAATGGTATTAGTACTTTTGTAGGATCTTGGCATCATATAGCTTATGTTAAAGATGCTACAACGGGTGGCCAGTTGTTATATGTAGACGGCGAACGAGCAGGTGCTGAGATAACAGATAACAACATACTTAATCCAGACGAGTTTGCTTTAGGAAATCAAGAGTATTACGGGCATGATTTTGATGGGATGATAGATGATCTTAGGATCTCTAAGAGCACTCGCTATACGGAAGATTTCACAAAGCCAACTACCCAATTACCCATATCAGGATCGACTACTCAGCTCCTACCTCCTCAGGCTGATAAAAAACTTGAGATCACATTAGGCTCCTCCCCAACAATTAAAGGTTCGCCAGGAGTAACAGTAAGTCAGGTGTCTTCTGGGAGGTATAGATTAACATTTGCTAGCTCGTACTCAAATAGCACTGATTACTACGTCATGGCCCAAGGCATGAATCATGCTAGCAGCGTTGCGAGCTACGTTAGGATTCAGAGAACAGCATCGTATGTGGACCTATATGTGAAAAACCAAGAGAACAACAACGCAGTCGACGACGGCTACGTAGGGGTCCAGATCATCAATCACAGTTAAGAGGGGAGAGACATGAGTGAATCACAAATAGCCTCTAGTCTAGCAGGTTTTAATGCGGACTTTGCTCGCCTTATTAGTAGGACCGGAGGGCTGGATACCGAGATTTTAAACCTACCCGCAACTATTTCCGATGTAGAAGACCCAGAAAATTTAGGAAGAGTCAGGGTTCTTTTTGGAGAGGACTCTGTAGATGCTAAGTCCGATTGGATCCCTGTTCTTGGAGTAGGAAGAGGCATTTTATCTACTCAGTATATAGGGTCGAAATGTATTGTAATTGCGATAAGCGGGAGCCCAGACAACTCTGTGGTGGCCGGGTTATTTAACGACACAACGTATAATCAGGTGATATCCCAGACACCTATTACAATCCCGACTATAGATGTCTCTGATATAACAAACACAGAAGATCCAGGTGCTAAATGCAACAAGAACAACGAAGGTAGGGCGTATATTTTTTCTGGGAACGTCAGCCAAGATCTGAAAGTTTGTATTAGAAGGAACAACAGACAAACTGGTCCTGATAAAGATGTTTGGGAATGGAAGAACTTAACTCGTGGCTTGATAATTGAAAGAGAAACCGACCCCAAAACCGCAAAGACGAGCGATGTAGTTCACCAAAAAAGGCCACAACCGACATGTTCTGAGGCTCTGTCGGGCGAAACTATTGAATACTCTGAAGATAGAGACTTACCTCAGAAAACCCTAGTTTGTCGCAGAGACGAGAATAAAGACTGGGCCTGGGTGAGCAGTAGTAGTTTGCCATGGAACGCAAGAGGTACTCTGCCCAAGTGCACAGAAAAAATTCATGGGATGACATCTATTGCAGACGATGGCGGTAACTCAGAGATGACGATTTGCCTTAGGGTAGATAGAAAGATGAAGTGGGTTAAGTACGGCACAAGAACCGCGCTTAAGTTTGAAGATAAAGACCCCGTGATGTCAAAAACAGAGATATTAGGGCGGGGTAAATCCCCTGTAAAACCTAATACTCTTTTAAATTTGGGGTTGGAGTTTGCTTCAGCCGCCGTTACGAGTCCTATTATAGGAAATATAGACTTAGCTGGAGGAATGGTTGAACAAGCTCTTTCTGGCGCGGTCCCAGGGTTTACAAATGAAGCTATTGCTCAAGCGTTTAACGCCGTGGAGGGCTTGGCTACTGGACAACTTCCAGTAGATTTAGCAACGCAGGTAGCTGCCGGGTTTCTCCAAAGCCAAGATTTAAATATACCCGGCCTTGATGCTATACTTAGAAGTGGTGATGTGGCAACGGCTCAAAACTTTCTTGATAAGCTTGGCCCAGAGATCGCTCAGATTGTTTCTGCAGGTGGAGATCTTGGAGGCATTTTACAAAAAACAGGGTCTAGCGTGATTAACCAATCAATAGGTTCTTTCCCTCCGCAGGTAGGTAGTATAATTAATGCTACATTGGTAGACGGACCATTGGGAGGGCTCAACGCTGCGGTCGCTAACGCCAGCGACATAATACCCTTCCCAGTAAACGAAGCAGTTAAGTTTGCTATTAGTGGATTAGATTTAGGAAACGCCCCGGCTGATTTAAATGCAATACTTCAATCAGCAACAAACGGGGGTTTGTCTGAAGTTGTAAATAGCATCGCAGGTGGTATAGATTTTGGAGGAGTTGATCTTGAAGGACTCACAAGCGCGATCGGCTCTGGGTCATTTGGCGAAGTAGGAAAACTTTTCCAAGACTTTAGTAATATCGGTACCTTTGCATCACTAGTGCCCGGCCTTCCTACCACGGCCTCCTCCTTATTAGGAGCTGCCGGGCTAGGCGGACCTTTGGCATTGGCCTTACCAGGAGGTTTAGGATTCACTGCCGTCACCGCGTTACTAGGCGGAAAGAATCCGCTCGCTTCGATATTAGGTGGGGGAGGAGCCCTTGGAGCCCTTGGAGGTTTGTTTGGTGGTGGGGGCGGTGATCCGTGCCCATGTAGTCCTAAGTGCAGAAAAACAGAGCACGGGGTAGATAGCGACGGGAATAGGCTGTTGGATCCTTGTGGTAATGTTACTCTAGATAACTCTAATGTGTATTTAGCCGGCAACGATATCTTAAATAACCTAGATAACCCTCTAGCAAAAGCCTTAGGGTTGGTTTCCACTGGGATAGGAGGAGCACTCATACCTAAAAATCCATTTAACCTTACTTCCATAATCGAGTCTGTGGATAGAGTTAACGATTTAAGTGGGAAACTTGAAGCGGCCTTTAAGGGAGGTGCTGAGGGAGAAGACCGCGACGCTGAGATAATCTACTCAATGGAGGCGATTGAAAAAGTATTTAAAGTAGCGGACAACAACATGAGTTTGATGGAACTCATACAAAATCTTGAGCTATTAGGATCTAAGAATTTCATGGATAACCTGATAACTGGGGGGAAGGGAGCGTTACTTACAAACGTGACCACGGACTCAGCTACCCAGGCGCAGGCCATTAGAGATCTTTATAAGATGGTCTTGAAGTTGGATAAAGGAAAAGAGGGAACAAAAGGCCTTGCTGCAATTACGCCCGCTCTTGCAAAGACTTTTACCCATACTAAAACAATCCCAGCCTACTATAAGAAATCTAGAACAAAAGCAATTTTAAACTTAATTAAAACAATTCTAGAGGCTTTAAAAATACTCGATACGCTTGACCCTAAGTTAGATGCTCCATTCAGCGATCTTACAACAAGAAATAATGAGTCTAAAGTGCTTAACGACTCGCTATCAGCGAAATTAAATTTAAATCAGCCAGAAGAAGATACAGTCAATTACATCTACCAAGATTTCACAAGCAAAACCGGAGGCATAATTAACTCCCTTTCTACAAACCAACTTAACTCTGGCGAGTTTGATTCTTTACTACAGCAAATTAACAATGAACAAGAAAGAGCTAGAAAAGGAGAAGGAGATTGTAGCTGATATGCAAAAGAAGGGCAGCAGCCTTTCTTCAAAAGACAAAGAAGAGCTTCTTAGGCTTAAGTGCCGTACAGACTTTGTTGCTTTTGCAAAAGTAATTACAGACTTACAATTTAAATCTTATCCAGTCCACGAACTCATATGTACCTATCTTCAAAACATCGGAGATGGTAATAAAGATTACATGCGGAGCGCAATATCTCTCCCACCAAGAACGGGTAAGTCCATGCTTATTAGCCGGATTTTTCCGGCTTGGCAAATGGGCCGGAGTCCTACAGCTCAGTTTATAATGAGCTCATATGCCTTAGGTCTGTCTACAGAAAACTCTAGGGCGGTGATGGACTACATAACTTCTGAGAAGTTTGCTTGGATATTTCCAGAATGCGAGGTTAATAAAGAGAAGTGCAACCTTACCGCTCTTAGAACAGAAAACGGAGGGTTGATCAAGGTTGCTTCTGCAGGAAGTAGCGTCACCGGATTTGGATATGGAGTCATCGATGACCAGGACCTACCCGGTGTCGGTCTACTTGATGACCTTTTGGCTGATGGTAACTCATTGACTATTATGGAGAGCACATTTAGCTGGGTTCAGGCTCAGTTCTTGACTCGAGGTCTGCCAAACCATGCGATCATCTCCATGGGCACAAGGTTTCATTGCGATGATGTGATTGGCCGACTGCTTAGTGCCGACAGAGATAACTGGAGAGAGCTTAATGTCCCAGCAATCTGTGTCGATGAGGAAAACGACTCGCTAGGCAGAAAGTTAGGTGAGTCTCATTGGCCAGAGTTTTTCCCTTTAGAGAACTTAAACGCAATTAAAAAGTCTATTGGGGAGAGGGATTTTAACTCGTTGTACCAAGGCCAACCTGCAGGTGATGCCGGTGCTATATTTAAAGAACACTGGCTAGAAACCTATGAGAAACAAGAGAGATACTCCTATATCTACGCAACTGTGGACACGGCTTATAAAGCAACTAGTATGAATGACTTTACTGCTATTTGTGTTTGGGGATTAGCAAAAGATAAGAGCTTAAGGCTCTTGCACGTTGTTATGGAGAGAATGGAGTTTCCAGACCTCCAAAAACTTATACCTCAAGTTGTAAAACAATGGAAAATTAGATGCTTGTACATTGAAGGAAGGGCTAGTGGGGTTCCTTTGATACAATCGCTTAGAAGTTCTCTATCTATCCAGATCAAAGAAATCATACCGTCTAAAGATAAAGTACTAAGAGCAAACTCTGTTGCTCCTCTTGTAGAAGAAGGTGCCGTAAGTCTTTACGAAAATATCCCCAATCTACAAGATAGACTTAACGAACTAACTTCTTTCCCTTTTATTAAAAATGATGATTTTGTAGATGCATTTGTATACGGAGTCACAGTGTATAGAGACGAGCTTATGGGAGGTAAATTAAGCTCTGGTGGCATTAGGTCTTCTTTACCTAAATTGGCCTACGACTCTTCTACGTCTTCTAATCCTAGGAAGTCTTCTTCTCTATCTAATTTGCTCGGAGATAAGAGAAATGTAAGAAACGCCGGGGGTGTGCGTTATCTTTAGCGCATGGTATAATTAGAAAAGTCGTAGGTTTTTATACAATAACGACGAGCGCACGCGTTTATTTACTTATAAGTAATAATTATGTCAGAAAAACCTAAATTTAAATACAGAATAGTATTTTTTAAGCAACCAAGCTGTGCAGCTTGCGAAGCTATGCGCCCTATCTGGGCCCAAGTTGCTAACGAAGTTAGCGAAGAATTCCCGCATTACAACGCGGGTTTTGGTGAATGGGATGTTACTTCCGATGACTGGGAATTTTGTGATAAAATCGAGTGCGATGGCACTCCTAACTTTGCTATTTTCAACAACGAAGGAACTCTTCTTGGGCTGAATACTGAAGGCATTATGCCTGCGGGTCAGCTCAAAACTTTTATACTGGAAGCAATTAAAAATGAATGATGTGCCTATAGCAAAGCCTAGAATTAGGTCAAAAAGGGCTCGAGATCTTCGAGATGAGCATATCATATCACAGATGTGGAAGGCTGATCAGGTTGCTAGAAAGATTTCTAACTTTACAGGGTTGCCGTTTGAAGAGCTCAGGGATGCAGCTTTAGAGTACATTGTACGTATTTATGATACCTGGGATCAGAGTAAAGGAGCAAACTTTTCCACCTGGGTTAATAGATGCTTACAGTTTCACATGCTAAATTATCTCAGAGATAGCTCTAGGTTAGTAAAGATGCCTAGGTCTTATTCTGACTTATATTTAAAGATTAGGAAATATCTGATTAAGAATCCTAATATAACAAACCAAGAAATTGCGGACGACTTACAAGTACCGGTTAAAAAAGTAGACACGGTTCGTACTGCATTTACCATGAGTTTTAATCCAGTAACAGAACAAAACTGTGTAATGGATTCAACAGAAGATTCTGAAATTGGCTTTGGAGAACTACTAACCAATCATAAAGAACTTTTATTTAGGATCACGGATCTAGAGAAGAACGACGAGACGTTTTTAATAGATTATCTTGTTAAGAAAAGGTCGGTTTCCACTTTGCTTCGTAAAAACTCTCATCTTAAAAACATTGATGATATTAAGTCGTACTCGACAAAGCTAATCAACTACATCTTATGGGCAGACAAGTCGTTCGAGTCTTGGGACAAGACTATACAAAAACAAAGTTTGAAGAAAAGTGGAGCCAAGTCGTCAAAAGCACGGAATGCAACTACTTTGTAAAACCTCCAGATCTTGATTTTATCCATGATGTAGTGGGTAAGATTGAAAAGTGGAAAACGCTTCATTCTAGAGAAGGGCTTAGATATAAAATAAGAAATAAGAAGTTCCAAGGCCGAGCCGTAAGAGGTGTAGTGATGATCACCCCCCGTTCTAAAAGAGAGGTGTGGCTCGGTAAGGGAAAGATTGTAGAGGAGTTGTTTCCTAGAAAGAAAGAGATCCCCGAGTATAAAAAGAACAAGAAAGAAGCTCTAGTGGCCATGAGACAAATCATAGAGCCACAAATAATTTCATATAGGAAAAGCGTCTTGCGTCAGCTTCAAGGGCCGCTTGGGCATAAAATTAAATGCGCGGTCTCAGGCCAGGTAATTAACGCGGGGGAGTTTCATATTGACCATAGGTACGCCTTTAAAAACATCGTAGAGGAGTTTTGCAGAGACTATAAAATAGACCTAGAGAACGTTGATGTGTATTGTAGGGGAACAAAATGTTATTTCAAAGACACCGACTTAGCGGAGTCTTTCTTTGACTACCATATGATGAATGCCTCGCTGCAAGTTCTTAACGCCACAGAGAACCTAAAGAAAGGATCTAAGTACTATGGCTAAGTTCTTCTGACTTCTTCTTCTGTAAGATCGATATTAAAAGCTTGCTCAAATAGCTCGTCTGCTTTTTCCGCTACTATTTCCCCGATGCCTTGGGCGGTTGTCCCGCTGCTTAGCCACGGCTTATTTTTATCGACTATAGGAGCGTACCCCATCTTATTATATATGCTATACAACCCTGTTCCTTTGCGGTTTACGTAGTGTCCCGCAAATAACCTTCCTGTTATCCGCCTAATATTTTCTTCTTCGTATCTCTTTTGAAGAAACTGGATTATAGGGCCTTCGGGGTTTTGCCTATCAAGAAATACTTCGAGTTTACGTAGGGCACCCTCGGCTAAAAGTGTTAGTTTATCTCCTTCATTTTCTGAAAATTCTAAATCTAGCGTAGAGTTTTGGAGTGCAGTTATGTACCCTTCAGATATTGTTTTGACCTGGTCGGAATACGCTCGGGCAACTTGCTCTGCGATTAGTGCCTTGGCGACTTGGAGTTGCTGGCGTCTTTCTAGGTCTTTTTGTAGCTCTTTGGCTTGATTTTTAAAAGCATCTTTAGCAGAATCTAAGGCCATACCCAATACAAACTGAGCGAGTGCTGTTATTGGTATCATCAGGTCAGGCAGTTAAAAATCTCTTGGGCATAAGCGTATCTATTTTCCATTAATGGAGTCCGCGCTCCTTCGTATGTTTTTTCAAAAATCAACGTGGCGTTATTTACAGACGTAGAGTTGTTAAGAGCTCCTATCATCCCAGGGTAATATTCTTTGACTTCTCTTACAAACCAAGACATCTGTGTATTGATACTAGTAGGGCTACTTTCTATCTCGGCTGCGTGGGCTTCTAATTTTTGTCTTCTTCCGGCCCCAGCGTTCCACTGAAAAATCCCTACGGATTGTCCGTTATCTCCTTCGAGGGCCGGGTCCAATGGAGTATTTTCTTGAAGGGCGTTGCCTATGATCCCTGCGATAGCAAACTTACTTGTTATTCCCATAGAGTTGGCGGCGTTTGCAATTGCCTGGACGTTGGCTTTATTGTACTCATTACAAGTGTAAGTGAACTTACCCGGAGGATAGCTAGTAGTTATGTCCGGTAACCCATCTCCGCCACCGGTACTACTTGAGCTTTCTTTTTTCCTACAAAACTCCGCGCAGGAGTTCTTGCCGCCGGCAGTTGTGTAACATAGATCCCCACTCGATCTTATATAGTCATAATAGTCAGAATA